TACAGTAGACATCAATGTAAAATCATGCAATCCACTTTCTGATAATCCTGTTGTTGCGTCTAATTGATTCGTTCTTAAATAATCATAAACTTCTTGAGTAATTTCATCTCTACCTTTTGTACTCTTTGCCCATATTCTAATTTCAACATCCATTGTAATTACAGTTCCTTCGCTTGCCATTCCTAATCTTCCACTTTGTAAACTACCTCTATCAACAACTGAAATCATTGGATATATTACTCCTTTTTTTGGATAAGAAGTGTAAACTCTATCACTAACTGAAGAAATATTTGTTTTTAATTTATCTCTGATTAGTATAATTGTATCTGCTAAAAAAGTACTTGCTTCCACGCTTGTGATTGTCATTCATTTACCTCGCTTGGTTAATTATAAATCTCGCTTAATTTATAGAATTATTAATTTAATTTTATTTATAAATTATTTATTTTAAATTATATAATTATATCTTTTTAATTTCTGCTTCTATAAATTCAGAAATCTTTTTTTCATTTCGAGTTTTAGTATTTCCAAAATGTTTTCTTGGAGCTATTCTTGAAGTACCATATTCTAAATGTTTTGCATATTCAACATTAGAAGAAATAGTTGCAGTTAAAAGTTGTTTTTGTTCTGCTTTTACTGAACTAAGAAATCTTCCTGTATCAACAGATACATGTTCAGCTCTTTTTCCAGCGATAGATTCTTTTACTTCATCTTCAATATAAAATGCAGCTTTTTTTACTGCTTCATTTGCTGCTTTAGATGAATTATTATTTTTGTTTTGCAAAAATGCTTGAGTTGTATTTATTCCAATAATATTTATAGAAATACCGCCTTTACTCGCCATCTAAACTCCCAGTAGGAATTAATCTAACATATAATTTTTTAAGAACGTCTGTATCATTAACTTCATATTTCATCACTCCCTCACCTAACATACTATATTCACATCCACTCATATTTATATAACTTCCTAACCCAATTTTAATTGTTCCTGAAGTATTTATAGTTCCGTTAATATATAATTTAGTATCATTTGTAAGAAGTTTTCCTTGCTCAACTAATACTGCATCAGAACTTCCTTTTGTATTGCTTATTGGTAATACTACTCCAGAAGTCCATAAATCGTCTCCACTTTTAGTTAATGTAACATCATCATCATAATAACTACCTGCTCCAAAATCAGAACTATAATATTGAAGTCTACAGAGCTTACCTAAATTTAAAGCTTCAGTAACTCCATCTTGAAAGTCACTTACGATTGTCATTTTAAAACCACCTAACTAGAATAATATTTATAACTGACATTATAACTATTGCGCCACCTGCCCATTTAGCCATAACTATTTTAATTTTATTTATTTCAGTTGAATTATCTTCACTATGAACTCTTCTTTTTTCAATATCTTTTTGTTGTCTTGCAACTGTACCATTAAGAGTTTTAAGATGTTCTTCTATTCCTCCAACTTTCTCTTTTATGACAATAATATGTGGTAATAATAATTCATGTGTCATTTTATCCATATGTCTGATAATAATTAGAATTTTTTGGTAAATTTTCTAATTGTTTATAGGCCATTTGTTTATAATTTTGAGAAGTACCTTCTACCATTCCTTTATTTATTGATAATTCACCAATTTTAACTGATTTAGTTCCCATTCCTTGTGCTTCCATTTGTCCGAGAACTTGAGAAATTGATAAATTTATTATTGAAGGTTGATAAGTTGCTGGAATTGCTGCTATAGAAATATCATCTCCAGTATAATTTTCTACTTCTATTAAAGATTGTTCTGGAATAAATCCGTTTATTAATAATTCTGATATACCTTCTGGTATACTAGAAATCATATTATAAATAAAACTTCCTATTTCAGATGTTGAATATGTTGTCATTTTAAAATTATGCTGCTCCGCTTGTCATCAATGTACCATCGCTTAAACATTTAATTGGTATCCAATCTGTTCCTGATAATCCATATAAAGCAATATTAATTAGAACCGTACTTCCTGTAGTATCATTTAAAAACTTTGAATATTCTCTGTCTCTTAATCCGTCTGGTTGTGTATATGTCATTTTTCCTTTTTATTTTTGTATTTTACATGTCGATGGTGGTCCATACGACATAATAAAAAACAAAATTTAAGTCATAGACCCTAGTCTATTCCAGGCACTTCCATTTTGAGCTAATGCTATATAAATATCATTATTTTCTACATCAAATGCCATTTGACTTCCGATTGATGCTGTTACTACGTCTGTTGGTGCTCCATACACAAAAAGAATTTTATCTGTCATCTCTTTTGGTGCATTATCTGCATAATTTTGAGACATTCCTTTTCTTAAGCCACCAGCTAAGCATCCTAATAATGCACTTCCTGTTGTTACGCTATCTGCCATTTTGTTTTTACCTCCTGTTAATTATATTAATTATAATTTTTTTCCTATCACTTTACTTGCTTGAGTTTCTTAAAATTTTAAAAATAAAAAAATAAAAATTATTACTGATAAACTCTTAATCAGTGTGTATTTCACAAATTGCTTTAGCTCTTAGGTATCTAACTTTAATCCTTTGTGTTACTACTGCTCCAGACATATCGTATGTTGGTAATTCAAAATTCTCAACTGTGATTGGTCTTTTTTCAGCTATTACATACGCATGCATTTTGTCGGTAACATAAGCATATTTGCTATATGTTGAACTTGGTGCTGCATTTGTAGAGAACTTAATAACGTTCAATCCGTAGATTGTTCCTAAAAATCCTCTTTGTAACATATCGGTATTTCCAACCTTGTTTGCTTCTACAAAAGTATCAATATTTCTTAAATCGGCTAAGACTTCGTTTCCAACAAATAAAGTTGTTGGTGTATAGTCTTCGTCATCAAGATATTGCATAGCTCTTGTAATATTAGCTATAGTTATTGCTGCTCCACCTGTAACTGTGCTGTTTGCATTTTCTAAAGCATCACTTAAGATTAATGATGTTTCGTTTTCCGCAAATCTTTTACCTGCAATTCTTAAACTGTGTTCAAGTAAATTCCATTTTGCGTCTTCTAACATCTCTCTTGTGATTCTTACTGCAACTCCCCACTTTTCAGGTTTCATATTGAATGAACTATATTCAGATTGGTCTTGGTATACTTCTGCTCCTTCTGCAATCAGTCTAATATCTAACTTATTTGGGTCTACAGTGTCTACATCTATACTTGAACCTGGAATATCTCCTGGTCCGAAATAGATTGCTGCTTCACTTCTTGGAATTAAATTTTTGTCTACTTCTTCTATAAGAGTATCATGAATTTTTCTTGGAATCAAAAGTTGTCCTTCTGTTCCCATTCCTGTTTGAAGTAATTCGTTAATTGCTTTATATTCTGTCATTTTATAAATTTAAAGAAACTATTGAATATGAATTAGCATGTCCACTTGATGTAGTTATTGACCTTCCAACAATTCCACCATCAGTTACTCCACCAGCTGTTGCTGAACCGATAACATTACCGAAGCCTCTTGCCATTACTGGACATCCTGTATATACAGAACCTAATAATGTAGCACTTCCTGCTGGTAATAATACCCATCCTCTTTGTATTACAGTTCCTCTTGTTCCTGATGCAATATCATCTATTGCTAATCCTAAACAATTTGAACCTAAAACAGTTGCTGCGCTTGATGCTTGTCCAACGATGTCACTATTTGCAAAACTAGAACTTTGAGAACCTACTGTTGCTGATAATCCAGAACCTACTACCCAGCATCCTCCTGATATGTTAGTTGCTGCTAATACCGTTAAAGTTCTTGGTGTACCACCATCTCCTAATATGGTTGCCCCTAAGGGATTACTTTCTTTTACTGCCATTTCTTTTCTTTATCCTCCTTTTTAATATTATATTAAATTTGAGCAAAGCTCATAAATATAATAAAGTTAATTCAACTAAATAAGACAAAATAAATTTATCTTACAAGTCTTTTTAACTTTGTATTTTCAACATCTTCTTTAGTATAATCTCTGTATAGTCCGAACTTATTTCCCATTCTTTCTACAATCATAGATTCAACTTTTTCCAATGCCTCTTCTTTATCTTCTGATACTTCACCTTTTGTTTCGTCTTCTTTTTCGTTTTCCATTTGCTCTTTAATTTCCTTTTTTTGAATTAAAAGTTCTTTCAATTCAGCAATTTGAATTTTTAAATCTGTCATTTCTGAATTATCAACGGTTACATTGATATTTTGAACTTTTTCTTCAGACGCTTTTTCTTCTGGAACTTCTTCTTTAGTTTCCTCTTTAACTTCTTCTTCAGCTTCTTCGGGTGTGTCAGAAGGTTTAATTTGGTCTTCTTCAGCCATTTCAACTTTCTCCTTTTTATTTAATTGATACATCTCACGTAAGTGGATGCTGTTTTGTACAGCATGAGCAAATGTAGCGCCGAAATCTCCTGCAACGGCAACTAAACTAATTTCTAATCCGTGTATTCCAATAGCTCTTTCTGAACCATCGTCTTCCTTTATTAAATCTTGAACTTTGGCTCCAATTGAAACACTTCCTATTCTTCCATCTTTAATCATTTCTTTAATATCTTTATCCATAATTCTTCCTTCGAATTCTATTCTTCTAAAACTCGGATTCCAACGAACTCCTTCTGTAGTTCGTCCAACTATATTTTTAACTTCATTTCTATGGTCTAATAAAATAGGTACATTTTTAAAACTAGGTGCTGCTTTTTCTAATTCCTCAGCAACATATTTTACATTATTTAAAGTTGTAGTTTCGTTTATTGCTACACCTCTTATAATAAATTCATCTTTTTCGTTTATTAATTTCTCTTGTATAGGTACAAAAAACTCTAATAATCTCCAATCTTTAGAATTCTTTTTCTGCAAAATAATATCGTCAGTCATTTTATGTAAGAATTATATATTTTTTTATTTATAAATTATTTATTTTAAATTATATAATTTTGACTTATTAATATCTTCTATTTCTTCTTCTTTTTCAATAACTTCTTCTACTTTTACAACTTTTTTTTCAACAATTAAATTTTCTTTTGTTAATTCTATAAATTCATTTGTTTTTAAAATTGCTTTTACATCTTCTTCTGGCACGTCTATTATTAAATTAGCTGGTCTGTGTTTTGATATGTTTTTTAGTTGCATTTTATCCTCCTTTTATTATAAATATATTTAAGCTGGAGCATTGTAAAAATTAATATATCCTGTGGTTCCGTCTGGCATTTCAACTTTAAGACTTCCTGCGATTTCTGTTCTTGTAGTTCCTCCGTCTGTGCAAGCGTCAAAGTCTATGATTTCTACATCTGTTGTTTGTCCTGTTCTTAATAAAGCCATGTAAATCTTTGTAGAAGGATGTATTTAAATGTTTTTATTTAATTCTCATTATCCAAACTACATCATAGTAAGGGGGTTTATTTTCGTGTGCAGTTCCTGAACCTGTGTTTCCTGTTGATAATTCACTAACTGATGTTCCTATATCTCCTGCTCCTGCTACATTCTCTATTTGGTTTCCTGTCCATGCAACTAAAGTTGTGCTTGTAGTTGTATGATTATGACTTGCTAATTCTGCTTCTGATAAGGCGTGTGTGCTTTCTCCTCCAGTTCCTCCACTTGTAGTGTTTCCTCTTAAGAAAATTCCACCATTTAAATCAGGCAAATCTTCTCCGTTCATTGGGCTTGCAGCATCACTTATTGTTGTTCCGTCACATTCAACCCATCCTACTGGAAGCACTTGAGGAACTCCAGTCATTGTTTTCATCCATGCTATTACTGAACCTATTGGAGAGGGAATGTTTAATCTTGTATCCACGCCTGTGTCATCTGTGAAATATAAATTATTCGGTGCATCGGATTTTACCCAAATTTGCCCGTATGCTGCTGTGTCTGCTATTGCAGCGGCTTGTTCTTTTAAATGAATTGTCGCTCCTGTAGTTATTTTTATTGCTGGACCTGTTCCATCTTGTTGAATTGTTAAAGCTGATTGGTCATCTCCTACATTATCTTGTTCTATAAAAACTACCGGACTATCAGTTAAAGCAGCCGCTAAATCTCTATATACATTTAACTTACTTCCTGGTGCCGTCGTCCCGATGCCGACGTTGCCGTCAGCTTTAATGACCACTCTGACATCATTACTACCACTACCTAATTCCGTTTGAACTCCCGCAGATGCTCCAGTATAAAAAACAATGCCTCCATCTCCACTTGTAGCCGCCAAAACTAAATCATTACTTGCTCCATCACTTAACACACTCGCATTTCGAATAGAGGGAAGATTGCTCTGAGATGTGGCTTCTGTTTTCCCAAATAGCATAATGCTTGCCGTATCAGCTGTTGAGCTTCCAAGTTGCAACTTACTTCCTGGTACCGTCGTCCCAATGCCGACGTTGCCGTTGGATTTTAATGTCATCACTTCTTTAGATACCGAAGCATCATAACTATTTTGCACCCTAAATCTAAGCTCGTGGTTATTATCAGCATTAGCTATATGTTGTAATATCATTTGGTCATTGCCATACCATGTTCCAAAATTAATAGAGGTATAAGTG